TGTTTATTAGGCATCCCTGTATTTGGAGCGTATGTAAGAGTTCTTAACGCTTTTATCAATTCTTTACATCGAGGATGGATAAATGTTCGCTGATTTCCATCAGCATCTAACAAAGCAGTATTAACAGCAGTAATCTTATCTCTAATTTTCCAGGCAGATTTTGGTGCCATTACTGTAAATCCATTCCTTCTTAAGATCGTATGGTCTGTAACACCTACCCCACTTGTCTTTCTTGCATTACCCGTAGGGTCAGGACACGCAATTACCCTTCGATCTATTCCATATCTTCTCGTAACCTCTTCTGCAAAATCCCAGGTTGTTGCCCCTCCCGTCAACATGATCTCATCAAATACATAAAGACAATCATTATGTTTTACCGCACAAACTCCTGCCATCGGATCTACGTTAAAATCTAATCCAATCAACAAAGGCATCATGTGTAAATCCTGCACTTCCTTGTCAATATTGTCATCGCTAAAACTAACAGCTACTAATCCAGTTAAATTCTCAAAACTAGCTTCAAATTCTTGTCTAAATGTTCTCGCATCTAATTGACCCCTAGCTGCTTCAACCTCTTCAGCCTTTACATTACCCCCTTGAACTGTAGTAAAACTCCATCGAGTCCAATCATCTCTTTCAGTTTCACCACAAAAACACCACATATCATAAAACCAACTAGCAGTTCCATCAGGTGTACTAATAAATAAAGCCCAACCTTGCTTATCAGCTAAAGCTGGTCTTATAACTTCTGCCCATACGTCTTTATCCATAAATGCAGCTTCATCCAAAACAACCCCTGCTAAACTTCTTCCCCTTAATGCCATCGCATTTTCTGTTCCCTTCAACTCAATACTTGACCCATTTATCAAATCTAGTCTCAAATCTGTCTCATTCTTAGCTGCAACCCACACTTTTGGTACTAATTTCTTTAACTCCTTCCATGCAATGTCCTTTGCCATCCGATATGTCGGAGCACAATAGAAATAAACTTCCCCTGGTCTGTTAATCGCACCACGAAGTAGCTCGATACAGGATAAATATGATTTTCCAAACCTTCGCCCTGCTACTAATATCCGAAATCTCTTCTCACTATTGAAAACTTGCCCCTGGGCATACCTTAAATTGATTTCTGGTGCGTTTTTTACTGCCATACACTAATAAAATAACAAATTTTTCAACTAATACCCCCTAGTTATAGCCTAAATCGCAATTTCTAGGTTATCATTCAATTAATACCTTATCTGATTGAGTCCGTGGCTGAATCTATTTTATCTGGTTTCGTTCCAGAAGATTTTAAAGAACAACAAGTAAAGCAGAAGAGAAGAGCTAAGTTTGCTCCTAATACTCAAGAGCATATCCAGGCTAGAAGTCAGCGTTTATATTCTAGACAGTTGGATGGTAAGACAACCAGACAGCTAGTTTTAGAACACGCAAAGATTGAAGGCATTGGAGAAACTTCAGCTTGGAACGATTGGAACAGAGTAAAGAAATGGAATAACGAAGATTGGGAGAAAGATAGAGACAATATGCTTCCAAGACTTCAAGCAATGAGGGTGAGGTTATTTAATAAAGCAGTTTCAAAAGGTCAATTACAAACAGCAGCACAAATTCTAGATTCTTTAGGCAAAGTTATTGGTGAGTCTGTAGAGACAGTCAATATTCAAGCACCTCAACTGTCCATAAAAGTAGAACAGCAGTAGTACACACATATTAGTAACAAAGATTTGGGATATATATTTAAGGTACCCGATATAGCGTTATTGTATAAATTTTTCTGATACTACACCCCCTATTGATAAGTTATTCTGATGTAATAATATTGTTATTCTGTTGCATCTCTGATGTCATTATGCTATAATTAATACATAAGGAAAGAGAAATCTTTCCAGATTACATATCTTGTTGGGAGTCTCGGATTCGACATCCAGACCAAAGAGTTTCAAACCTCCCAGACTTCAAGAGTAGTTAGTATCCTAGAAAACTACATCACTTGAAGACCGCTAGAAAGCTATAGATTCTAGCCCGCCTTGCAAGAGCCAAACGAGTTCACCCAGATATCCACTTATCTCTTAGCTGAAGTACTCAGAGCAACACAGAGAGAACACAGGAGCTTAGATTACTTAATCTAGCTTTCTTTCTCTCCTCAACATCACTTGCAAGCCCTGCTCCAGCTAACAGATAACTGATATCTATTATCAATTATCTATTTTTCACTTATCCCAAAGTTAATTTTAAAATTATGACTTACGCAGTTATGACTTATAGAGGTGCTTCAAATGGTTGGGTTGACGCTAGTCAGTCAAACATTAGAAAGCATCAGCAAGACGCTCTTGAGTATTGTGAGTTACTTTCAAAAGTAAGACCCAATTACATTCATAAAGTCCAAGTTCTTAGTGAACCTAGTCTCCCAATGTTTACAAGTTTAAGAATTAACGAACCAAAAGGTAACGTTTACACAATACCCAAAGGTCAGTACTTGAAATTAAGAAAAAGAAATTTCTTTCAAAAACTAATTAGAAATTTATTTTTTTAATTATGACTAAATTAATTATTTTTCTTATTTCCTTTGGTTGTATTTCTTTAGTTGGGTTTCGTGCTTACGAAACTCTACTAGGAATAATCGAACCAAAAACACTTCTTATTCAACAACTTAAAACAAAATGAAACTAACAAGACTTGGAGCCAGTAAAACACTATTGGCTCTCTCTTCTGGCACTGAAATTTTTTATTCTTATGATACTCCTGTAGCCTGTCAAATGAATACTGGAGAAGTTTTCAAAACTGAAGAATATTTCTCTAGAACAACTTCAAAGCATATCACCCAATACTTAAATGGGCGAGAAGCTGAGAAAGTCGAGCAATCATTTTTCACTCAACTTGTAGGAGCTTAAACGCTCCTTTTCTTTTTATAAAAAAAATTATGACTTTAAATGTTTTATTAATTGCTGATCCTTACGGAGCTTGTGGTCATATCGCAAGTACTAAGGATCGAGATTCATTAGTGGATTTTGTAGAGGATCGAGGATTTGAAGCTGTAGAGTTTCAGAATGACGATTACGAACCAGAAGACACAGTATCAAAGCTTTCTCAGGAGTATGGTTATTTTACTGTTAAAGATTTACCTGATATGAGCGAGGAGCTATGAAAGAATACAAAGCGAGTGATCCTGAAATGGTGCAAGCCGAAAAGGATCTAGCAAAATTATCTAATTTATCTAACCGAGTAATTTCTAACGATAAAGATTTATTTCAGGAATTAATAACGATCCAATCAAAACTTTGCGAGATTTCAGCAATCAAAGCTAATTTCATGCAGAGATATGAGGATATATTAGATGAGCAAGCGAGAATAGAAACTCAGCTATGCGTTTTTCAACATGAAATGCTCCATTCTTTTGAATTGGTATTTCGATATTACAAAACAAAAAAGAAGGGCTTTAACTAGCCCTCTTTTCTAAATTTGCACCTTGTAAGAATTAATAACTCATAGAGCTTTTTATCAGATTTCAAAGCTTTAGTAATTAATTTATCCCATTCTTCAGAGGATAAATTTTTTAGGTTGTATGGATCGTAACCCATTTCTTGAATAGAGAGAAGGTAAGACTTAATTAGACTCATGATAAGACATATATAATATTATTAATATACCATAATGTATTGACGATAGCGTCATATATATACTATTATTAATACTAAGTTCACTTACCCAAAATATGAACCGCATTTCAAACAAAGACATTGATTATCAACTTGAGATACTCAATAAGCTAACAAGCAACCCAACTGAAACTTGGGAAAATGGTAAACATACCATAGGAAACATTCACACAGTCGGACAATATGGTTACACAACCATCATGCAAACTGTTAATGATGGAGGAGGAGTTACTGATCTTGCATCTGGACTTACTAAGCGTGAAGCGTACCAATGGTTAAGAGCAGCTATTACAGGAATTTCTTTACAAGGAGGTAAAAAGTAATGCCTAATTGGACATACAACAGACTTAGAGTTAGAGGAGATGACTCTAAAAAGATAAAAGAAATTAAAAACTTATTTGAGGGAGAAAACCCTTTTAATTCTTTAATTCCTGAACCAACATGGGCAACAGTTCCATTAACTAAAGAATATGCAAAGGCTTATGCTTTTTCTGACCCCAGAGGAGAGATTGGAGAGTTACCAGTACAACCCGATCCAAACAAAGAATTTGACTGTTCAAAGTTTGCTTCTACTGGTAGACAAGATGACCGCTGGTACGATTGGAGATGTACTAATTGGGGTACAAAATGGGGTGCTTGTGAAGTAAAAGTTACTGAAGAGGATGAAGATTTTCTTGAAATAACTTTTAATACCGCATGGAGTCCACCTGAACCAATCGTTGAAGCTTTACGTTCCAAATACGAATGTAAAGATGAAGATTCTTATAGCAATGGTAAGTATTTATCTATTTCTTGGTTATATGAATTGGAAGGAGAAGAAGGAGTGGGGTATTTATAAATGAGTCATTCAATTAATAGTGACATCTTAGAATCTCTCTTTGATGAACAGATTGATGC